ATGTCCGCCTGAAGCAGAAACGGGAACCCCGATCAACAGCATTGCCCAAGCAAGGACAACAGACAAGCACTTACGCATACGATCTGGCATAACCCCTCCCGGTGCACAAGTATATATCGGCAACAGAAGGGGTTTCCCTTTTCCCTTTGAGCGCTCTTAGGAACCCTCAGTGAAGGTGACAGCGCCAGTGACCTTGACAGTGGCGCTGAAGGTGAGCGGCTTATCAGGCTCCGCCTCGCCGACAGACCAGTCAGTCACCAGACCGCTAAAGGCATCGGAGTCGCCATTGACGGTTTGGCCGCCCTGCAAGTTGGTGGGATAAAGCAACAGGAAGGGCCACGCGGCCCCGTTGGCCGAGTTCGAGAGGGTTGCGAAGGAAGACTGAAGCAGAACCTGACCGGGATCTGCCGACTCATACTCGCCCTCGATGGTGAGTTCGCCAGGATCTTGCAGAGTCTTGATGAAGGTGCGGACGCCGCCCGCCGTGTCAAGCGTGGTGGTGTCTTCAGTGCCAAACTTGGGCTTGGGCGGGGTGATTTTTTTGATTTTTCCGATGAGCGTGCCGCCCGTGACCGAGCCGGCGGTAATGGTGGGAGCAGTCGCCTGGCTGGTGGCGATATACAGCTTGGTTGCCAGGCCGAGAAGTGGGGCGGCGGTTTGCGTCATGGTTTTGCTCCTTTGTTCGCAAAACAAGGTTCAGGGGTCAGAGATCGGAGATCATAGACCACGTTGGAGTTTAGGCGCCAGTGTAGAACTGGACCATGTAATCGGTGGTAGTGCGGTAACACCGGGCATCTGACTCATAGAGGTCGCGAGAGCCGGAGACCAGGATAACGGCCACATTTGTGCCGTCAGGCAGCGGGCCGGAAAACCCTTCAAGCAAAGCCCGGATGGCCGCTTGCACGGCCTTGGCGGCGGCGTAAGTTGCGCTGGACGCCCCTCCCGACCAGGTATCAACCTGAAGGCGAATCTGATTCATGGGGCTCTCGCCGCTGAGCAGGTAATTGGGCACTTCGCTAACGACTTGGTAGCTGGCGCAGGGATAGGTGACATTCTCCGGCAGTAGCACCGGGTAGAAGCGCGCCGGGTTGCCAATGAGCGCCTGGATGGCGGAGCTGGCGGCGACAAATTCAGCGATTCCCTGCTCGATCACTTGTGACTCCACAAAAACGTATGACAGGCGAAAGACAACGGCTTACGGCGATCCGCTCAGGAGGTTCCATCGATCTCAAGGCATGTGAGTTCGACGACGATGCTGCGCATTTCAACGTTGTCGACGATCTGGATGACAAAGACGCGACCGCCAAAAAGCACACGATCTCCGGTGCCGATGACGCCAACAAGATCGCCCGGCCAGCGGAAGCGGATGCGGTATTGGGAGGCGGAGGTAAACTCAGCGCCCTGATAGGCCTCCCGGCCGGAAAGCAGCCGAATCGAGGCGTAGGTGGTGTAGTAAACATTCCAGGCGGTGAGCGGCTGGCCAAAGCCGTCAACGGCGGCGCTCCTGGATGCAAGCTGGATCTCGTTGCGGAGATCGGCTGGATTGACCGTGTACCATGGCACGCGCGGCGGCCGATTGCTTGGCATGTCAGCTCACCAGATTTCTAGAGTAACGGCGCAGGCGCTCGATCACCCCGGGCTCATCGATATCGAGCACGGCGCCCGCCTCATGAAAATGCTGAGCGAGGAAGAGAATGCCGAGCTGAAGCTTGTAAGGCACCGGGTCACCCAGCCAGGCTGTGGCGGCGGCGACCGATGTGGCGGCAGGGACAGCCAGGGTTGCATTGCCGGAGCCATCAACCGCGGCAACATGAGAGAGCAGCGCCGCGCTGGCGGCTCCGGCGCCGGGAATGCTGATAGGCGTGCCGACGTCGCCGACCATGGCGGGCGCATCGTCAGGGTTGAAGGCGAAGCCGGGCGCAGCGAGAGCCGCTGAGCCGGACGTCATGGAGACAGTGAGCGGGCCGCCGTAGCCGCAGCGGAACTGGATGAGCGTGTTGGCGGGAACCATGCGCTGGGGCGGATTGGGTCGCGCCCAGGGCGCCGAGATCCACGCCGGGGCGATGCCTCCGCCGGGCTGCATCTGATAGCCATAAAAAGGCGCTGCCGGATTGGCGCCGTAGCTGGTATCGCGGGCGAGCGTTTGAACGACGCCACCGGTGTCAACATAGCTGATCCAGTCGACGGATTGAAACGGCGGCCTGGGCAGCGGAAACTGCGGAAATCCGTTGCGGTCGTAGCGAGGCGAGATGCCCGGGAACGAATCGAGGCGATAGAGCCAGGTCTGGGTGACGATGGCGATGCGGCAGTAGCCCTCAAAGGCCTCACGCGCGGCCTGCAAAAAGAGCGTGAGCGTGCTGTCGCGCGAAGTGTCAGCGAGCGGGATGCGCAGCAGGCCCTTGAACTGCGCAAGCGTCACCGGCTCGGCGGCCGGTTGAGCGATGCACCTGAGATCTTCAGACATGGCGATTCGCCTCCGGCGAACAGGGAGCAGGGAGCAGGGAAAAAGGTATAGAAAGACTCAGCTTTCCAAGCCTCCGGCAAAAGAGGCTTGGAATTCCGCTGGTTGGCGGGTTAGCTGAGGGCGTAGCCGAGGCCGTTGGTGACATACCAGACGCCCTGATAAGCCTCAAGCTGGACATTGTTACCGGGCGCGGCAGTAAAGGTGATGGTCTGCTTGCTGCCGTTGATTTTGTTGGCTGGGGTGGTGACCGTGTGAGCGTAGGACGAGATGCAGATGATGTTGAGCAACTGACCGTCATAGCCGCCCACGGATGGAAGTCCGGGAAGCGGAGCGGGCAGCGTATAGGCACCGGCGGAGGTCTTGGTGAGCATGACCTTGCCGATGGAGCTGACGATGGCAAGAGCGGCGGGCTTGACCTCGACATTGTTGAGACGCGCGTCAAGAGCCTGGAGAGCCTGCGAGATGAGCAGGTCACCCGGACCCCACGGAGCGTTGTGACTATCGTCGCCGGGCAAAGCCATGCCGACGTTGGAAGAGATAACCTGTTGAGCCATTTTTGCCTTTCGGAAATTTAGCGAACAGCGAACAGTGAACAATGGACAGCGATCGGCAGCCGAAAAACCGGGCCCCGACCGCCGACCACTGGCAACTGAAAACTGCTAACTGGTTGCGGTGGGCGACTGATCTCCGGTAAACCGGCCGCCGGAGAGCACGGCTACGGCGGAGGCGTAGTCAGCGTTGGCCCCGTTGGTGATTTGGAGCTGGACGAACGGAGAGGCCGCGGGAAGGGCGTCGGCGTCAAGCTCGATGACGTAAAAGATGTTGGCGTTACCGCTGGGGGTATAGCCCGCCGCGGCGACGGCCTGACGCGTGGAGAGCGCGTCATTGCTGAGCCCCGCCGTCTCCTGCGTGAAGAGGTTGAACGGCTGGGCGGCCGCGCCGGTGCCGACGTTATCCTGGCAGGCATTGACCAGAATCTTGGTGGCCGCCGCGGCCTGCGCGCCGAGCTGGACGATGATCGAGGCGTGGTGATACCCCTGCATGTTGAAGATCTGGCCAGTGACTCCTCCGGTGATGTTCTGCGGCGAGAGGACACTGACGACGTGGCCGTCTTGAGCGGCCCAAAAGCCCTTTGCGGACATGTTTTCTCCTTGTCGAAAACAGTGGAAGGTGAAGAGTTGCCAGGCCATCCCGGGCGAAACCCGGCTTATTCAACGCCGGCGCGCTGCGCCCAGGATGACAACGAGCGCGTTTACCGGGCGGCGAGAGTGACGATGGGCGAGAGGGTGGGAGCCGTGGTGGCCTTGGGGGTCAACGGCTTGTTCCACCAACACTGGCCATCGAGGCGGACCATGAAGCGGAGCGCCAGCTCGCCGGTGAGGAAGGCGACGTGGATGGACGAGTCGGCACGGACCTCGCTGCGCTTGGCGAGCAGATACTGGCTCATATCGGCCAAGATGATGTCGCCCTGGGAGCTGAGAGCCGCACACTGCTCGATGGGGATGACCGGCCTTCCCATGAGGAGGCCATAGTCGGAATTGTTGCCGTACTGTCCGGGCGCGGTGTACATGAGGGTGGCCGTGCTGGTGCCGGCGGTTCCGGCGATGAGCAGCGGATAGAGAGCCTGCTCGATGCTCTGGTTGATGAACCAGCACGCATTCTTGCGGCCCTTGGCGATGCAGCGCGCCCACATGTTGAGGATGTTGGTGGCCGACACGGTGCCGGTCGCCTGGCCGGAGTCTTTGGCCTGCACGATGGTAGCGGCCGACTTGGCGTTGAGGATGCCCAGGGGCTGCCCGGCGCCGTTGCCGTTGATGATGGCATCGTCGATTTTGAAAGCGAACTCCTCGGGGAAGATGGTGTCGATGTAGGAAGAGACCGCAGTGGTGTCTTCCATGAGCTCCTCAGTGAGGTAGGCCAGGCCGATGAGCTTGTTGGCGACGAGCTGCACCTCGCGAAATTTGGGCTTGGTGCCGGTGTAGTTAGATGCCTCGGCCGCCCAGTAGGCGAGCAAGCCACCCCAGCGAGAGCCGTCTGCCCGGCTGCTCTCATCGACCGCGTTGAGGATGAGGCGCGCGGCGGTCATATCGATATGGGCGCAGCGCCTGGCAACCTCGCCGACGTCGTAGCTGCGCTGAAGCAAATCAGTACCGTATTCAGGTGGCACAGGGAACCCGCCCTCGGCCGGAACCGACTCGGAACCGCCCAGGGCGGCCTGCAGGCGCGGGTCAGTGACGCGATTGGCCCGAGTGTTTGAGATGACGGTGCCGAAGAACTCCGCCTTGCTCTGCCAGGGCTTCCTGGCTGCCAGGTTGTCGCCAACCTGAACGCCGGAGACGGCGATGCGGTCAAGCTCGTTGAGCCGCTCGGCGGCGGCGATGTCGTTTTGCAGAGACTCGCCGAGGGCCACGCTGGCCTCAAACTCGGTTTTCTCTTCCGGAGTCATGGCGCGATTTTCCGCGGCCTTCTGAAGCGCCTTGGCGCGGTCAATGGCCTCGGCTCGCTGCTGCTGCAACTTGCTCAGTTTCATGGGTTCCTTTCAGGAACAGGGAACATGGAGCAGGGCACAGAGAACAGTCCCTGAGCGCCACCCGGTACCCGTTTGTTGAAAAGCGTTGAGGCCGCGACGCCGCCGGGCCGCCATCGGGCAGCGCGCGAGCGTCAGAACAATGGCGGCTTTGGCCGCCGGAAACCTACTAGAGCAGCGCGAGGCGCATGCGCCGGTCGCGCGCTTCAGACTCTGCCACGGCCGCGGCGCCGTCTGGCTCAGAGCTGTCTTCGGCGGAGACCATGCCACAGCCCTCGCAGCCTTCAGCCTCGGTGTCGCAGCCCTCATGGGTACATCCGGAGCAGTCGCCGCCCTGGCAGGACCCACAGGCACAGGCGCAGGCCTCTGAATCGTCCACGCCGTCGCTTGGGTCAATGACCTCTGCCGAGACCTCGATCACCGCGGGATCCACGGTAGCCAGAATGCCGGGATTTGCGGCGGCCTGGGCCGGACTGAGATGGATCGCGGCCGACGCGCCGCCGCCCATGCGGACGCCGTATTTCTGAAGGACCTCATCGAGCGTGGCGACGCGATCGGCGAGGCCCTGTTTGACAGCATCTTGCGCGGTGAGGCAGCGGCCCTGGCCGAAGCCGCCGGCGACCGCCTTGACGGCGACGCCGCGGCCGCGGGCGACTGCCTTAGTGAAGAGCGAATAGAAGTCGTCAACGACGCCCTGCATGGCGGCGCGAGCATCATCGCCGAGCGGCTCAAAGCTGTTGCCCTCGGTTTTATATTTTCCGGCCGCGATGAGCGAGACCTTGACGCCCATCGACTCCAGAGCCTCAGAGTCATCCTCATGGAGCTGATAGACGCCGATGGAGCCAGTGAGCGAACTGGGGCTGACGACAAGCTCTGAGGCCTGCGAGGCGAGCCAGTAAGCGGCCGACGCGCATAGGCAGTTGGATACCGCGGTAATCTTCTTCTGCTTGCGCGCGTTGAAGATCTCAGTGGCCAGCTCGTCAACCCCGCTGACCGTGCCGCCGGGCGAGTCGACGTCAAGCACGATGGCCTTGACGTTGGGATCGGCCACGGCCTGGCGGAACTGCTGAGTGAACTGCTGGACCGATGTGCCGCTAGGCCCCGAGACATCGCCCGAGGCGCGCTGGTTGATGATGCCGTACAGCGGCATGACCACGACGGAGCCGGGCTTATCTGCCGAGAGCGATTGCATACGAGCCTCGGCGAGCTGGTTTTCCGCGCGGATCGCAGCAATCACCTGCGGTGAGGCCGACTCTCCTGAGATTTTTAACTCAAGAAAAGCGGCGATAGCCTCGAGCTTTTCAGGCAGAATGGCCCAGACGCTGGAATAAACGGCACGAACAATGGCGGAATAGCGCATCAAGCAACTCCTTCGACGGCCAGGGCCGCCAGTTTCATGGGCTCAGTGAGGCCTACCTGTTCGATCCAGACGGTTGCGGCGGCCGAGCCTTCTTCGCTCAACACGCGCGCTAGCTCATAGAGGCGCGCGTCGCAGGCCTGCTTTGCCTTGACTTGCTGAAGCGCGTTGAGATGAAAGACTTCACAGACGAAGCGGTAGTGCTCGGCGTAGAAGGCGCCGATCTCCGGCAGGGAGGCCTCATGGCCGATGAGCTTTCGAACGCCATTGACCTCGCGGCGCACGCACCGGGCCGCGGAGTCATGCGCAAAGAGCGCAAGCTGGCCACGGAGGGCGGCTTGCTGGTCGAGACTTTGTCCGGATCCTTCGTCCTCGTTTGAGTCCAAAGGATCCTCGGGCGGCGGGGCCGAAACTGAAGGCTTGACTGGCTGAGCATCGAGAGTGGTCCAGTTGAGGGCGCGCCAGTACTTCTTACCAATGCCGCCCGGAATCGGATTCATGTCTTCGATTTCACGGGCCTCATCCTGAGAAAGGATGCCATGCTCGATGGCTACCGCCTCATTTGCCGTGCGCGTGGCCGAGTCACCGCGGAGCAAAGACGCCATGGAAAACTTGCAGTAGAACCTGTCGTCGTCAATGACATCGCGCTGGAGGACCTGTTCCCAGCGGACTGCCATAGGCAGCACGCATTGCTGCGCGTGCATGAGGTTGAACTGCTCAACCGAGGCGTAGGTGGCAGCCTTGCCCGCGTCAATGCCCACCAGGTGGGGAAGCACGTTGAAGATGGAGCAGATTTTGACGTCGGAGGCCTTGATGCCATCGAGAAGCTGAAAGTCGCTGGGTTTTACGCCGACCGACTTGATATCGACCCCAGGCGGAAGCATCTTGACCCTATGGCGGTTTTCGCCGGTCGAGGCCGCGATAAACGCCTCTTCATACTGCTTTTCTTCCTGCTTGGTCTCGAAGTTCGTTCCGGTGATGACGAGGCCGGCAGTAGCGTCGTTTTTGAGATACTTTCCGGCGTAATCCTGCTGCCCGAGCGCCACACCAAAGACGTCAACCGCCATGCTGATGCGCGACTGGCCCACATAGCTCTGATCTGGCCATTCGCGGAGATGAACAACCTCATCCTGAACCAACACACGCGTGGAGCTTGTGAGTGGATCGTTGTAGATATAGCGGATGCGACCGCTGGAAAGCACCTCAGGGCGGACGTGATCCGGGTGCATAGGGATCATCTCGCCGACCAGGCCGCGGCTCGATGTGAGCTTTTCAGCGTAAGCGTTGCCGCGCAGCTCGACATGGCCCTGAAGCATTTCAAAGAACTCAAAGGCGGTCTGCAGGCTGTTGGGCCGTTTGTGGAGGAGGTTGAAATAGGGATGCTCCTTGGCGAGTCGCTTGCCACCGCCGGCGATCTCGGCATAGAGAAAGCAGGGCAGAACCCCGAGCGCACGGCATTTGGCTCCCACACAGGCAATCACAGCGCTGAGCCGCTTGGCTGTCTCAGGCGTGACACGCATGCCGCTCACCGAGGGCGCACCGACTGCCCGGTACCAGAAGTCATCCCAGGGAGCGGGAGCGCCCCCGACATCGGCGCGCAGGCCCTGGAGGCCCACCAGCAAGGATCGAACAAGACTCACGAATGCCTCCCGGGCTTGCTGGGAATACTGCGTCCAAAGAGAAGGCCGAGCGCGCCGAGCGCCATACCGCCGACGATGAAGCTGAGAGGACGCCATGCGAGCCAGAAGCCATACGAGATCGCGACAAGCCCGACGAGGACGGCGAGATCGGCGAAGATTGATTTCACCTTGTACCCCTTTACGCGTAGGCGATGAGCGGCTTTGTGAAGCGGCGCCGGACTTCGCCGGCCATGGCCTGGCTGATTCCGGTGATGAGCGCGGTGGCCGGATCTATCTTGTCTTTTCCGTTTTCAAGCTTGCGGGGAAAGACGTTATCGTTTGCGTCGACGCGGGCGACGACGCAGGAGATTGCCCAAGTGAGGACCGGATCGCCGTCGTGATGCAACCGGCCGGCGCGCATTGCGGCGTCAAGCTCCTTCATAGGCGGCGAGAGGTGCTGCACTGTCTGCGGAACAGAGGCGACGACATCGTCGCCGAGCTGCTCCTGGAGCTGCTGCTGCATCTGCAGAGCAGACCACGGATCGAACGCCAGGCGCTGCATATCGTACTCCTCGATCTCCCGCTCAATATCAGCCTGAATGGTGGAGAGTTGGATCTCAGGCCCGGGAACGGCATGGAGATGCTTATCCTCATACCAACGCTGGTAGTGAGGATGGTCGCCGTCCATGATGCGGTCGAGCGGCGCGTAATGGTGACCGAAAACATAATAGTGGCGGACCAGGATGCCCTGATCGTTCTTCTTCATGCGCTGGAAGATCTTGATGCGCGAAGCCAGATCGATTTGCGCGGCGAGGTCGTTGCCCATCCAGCAGGCCTCGCCCTTGAACTCGTCAAGCGAGAGGCTGCCGTCTTTGCATTTTGCCCAGGCGTCCATATTGAAGAAGCCGTTGAGGGCGTTGCCCCATAGGTCAAGATGCTTGGTTTTGTAAATGAATTGCTTGTGCGGCGAGAGCAGGGCGTCGTGGAGCTGCTTGTCAAGGTATTCGGGAAAAACACTGACGCCATAGTTGGGATTGGCCTTCTTTTGCGCTGCGACCGACTTCCAATCGTCGCCCTCGTCGGCGGCGTACATGACGCAGAAGAAGGAGTCGTTGTCGACCAGACCGTCGAGGATTTTTTCGCAATCCTTTTCAGCCAGGTAACAGGGGCTGGCCGTGTCAGTGCCGGCGGTGGTAATTTCAATGGTCAGGCCCTGGCGGCGAGCGCCCATGCCGGTGACCATGGTGTCGTGGAGGTTTGCGGTTGGATGCTCATGAAACTCATCAATGAGAGCACACGATGGCGATGCCCCATCTCCCGGATCGCCGATGAGCGGTTCAAACTTTCCATCATCGCGCTGCGCGACAATGGACTCGACATTCACCTCGAGGTCGAAGTGTTCCTTGAACCGCGGGGCCGTCTTTGCCATGCGGCGCGCAGTGCGAAACACCTCCATCGCCTGTTTTTTGGTTGTCGCGCCCGAGTAGACCTCAGGGCCGCACTCGCGATCCGCCACCAGCATGTAAAGGCCGATGGCCGCGGCCAGAGTGGATTTGGCATTCTTGCGCGCGACCTTGATATAGGCCTCGGCAAAACGCCGAAAGCCGGACGACTTGTATATCCAGCCAAAGATAACGCAAACAATGAACGTCTGCCAGGGCTCAAGCTTGATGTGCGGCACCTGGCCGTGCTGAGCGCGCGCCCACTCTCCCTTGACGTGCGGGAGCATCTCGATAAAACGGCAGACGCGGCCGGCGCGGGTGGCGTCGAACCGATATGAGCAATCGTCCTTTCGCGACTTTTCAAGGTCGTTGAGATGACGCTGGCAGGCCTTAATGACCCACTTTCCGGCGAGAATCTTGCCAGCGGCGACTTCACGAGCGTAACGGTTGGCGACGGCGGCGAAGTGACGATCAGCCACGGTCGCGCGGCGCGCGGCTCCTGGAGGCTTGAGATGTGGCTTACCCGAAGGCCTCCCACTGGCCGCCATAGCCTTCCGGTTTTTTGCCGCCACTGACCGAAACCTCATCTGATTCAAGCTGCTTGATAAGCGTCACGATCAACGCACGATCGGATGTCTTCATGCTGGTTGGATTCAGGCGAAAGCGATCCATCGCCTCACAAAGAAGTTCAAGAGTGACCCGTTTCAACGGTGATGCGTTCGGCACCAGGTCAGCAAACTCAGACCAGATCGCCTTCCAGCGCGCGTATTTGATAGCGCCTATCGCTTCGGGCGCCACGTTCCACTTGTCCGGGGGCGCTCCCAGCCTCGACTTCGAGGCGGTCGCAGCCCGGGCCATGCGCTCCCGGTACCGCTGGGGATTCTTGGCGACAGATCCGCGCGCTTCAAGCACTTTGAGCGAGGTTCGAGGTCGCGACATGGGAGCCTTTCAAACGACTCGGAGTCCGCGCGGCGTCTTTCGTGCTGCGTTGTCGCCTCCAGCGCGGTTTATTGCGTTTTGCGGGGCAATCCTACAAGCAAGCCGCAGGATTGCCGATTTTGGCTGATTTGTGCCGTTTTTCGTATTTTGTGGACGTAAAAGTTTGGTTTTGAACACGGTCTGCGCCGGATCGCCTTTGAAGATTTGAACCACCCCGGTCTACCGACCATCGGCTAGCCGCCATCTCAAAGACACCGCCGCTCGCGCGCGCATTCCCAAATGCGCCCTCCTGCTCAGCAGCCTTCCGGCTATTGCAAGATATGCAAAGCGACTGCCAGTTCTTTGAATCCCAAAACAGCCTCCTATCGCCCTTGTGAGCCACGATATGATCGGTCACCGTGGCCGGTTCTGGGATCTCCAGATGCACCTTGAACGGGTCAGCGCACAGCGGATACTTATCCAAACGGGCAGAACTCGCTTTAAACCACGCTCTCGTGTAATGCCGCCTCCACGCGCTCGGCCTTGCTTTCTCAGCCATCCTTGCCGGAGCATTTGACTTGCAGCGATCACAGTACCCGCCTGTTACCAATACCGCACAACCAGGAGCTGCACAGGGCCTCTTGATTCGTCCTGGCATTATCTCACTTCAGCCGGCACATACACCTTGCCGTCGCCCGTCTGGCCCACCAGCGCCATGCGCCGCTGCGCCGTTTTGCCGCTGTCATAGCTCACATGCACGCAGCAATCCACACCCTGGCTCGACTCCAGAATTACCTGGTCAAACGGCAGCCCGCTCTCCAGCCTGATCCAATCAAACACGTCGCACATCTCGACGCCCGGCACGCCAATGTCCGCCGCGCTGTTGCCGCCCTCGAACAGGTGTTGACTGTCACCCTTGCCGCCCACGCGCCCATTGTGCCCAGGGTCGCGATAGCCGTCATGCACCACCACCGGGCCAAACTTCGCCCGGATCGGCTCCAGCAGCTTCACGCACAGCGCCGTAGCATTGCCGATCAGCCGCTGCTCGCAGCCCGCCACGCCTAGCTCCGCATCCTCAAAGTGCAGCGTCAAATGCATTCGGTCGCCTCAATTCCCGTTGCTTCCAACATCAGCGCGGCAATCCTCGCCTGCACCGCCGGCGCGCGCATCAAAAACGAATCCTTCAGCACCGTCACAGTCAGGTTGCCCGTCGCCCCGTCATAACTCCAGCCGACCTGGACTCCAAACTTGCTCGCCTGTCCGCTCGGCCCACTGATCGCGATTCCTGCCGCCTGCGCCTTCTGGCACAGCACGCCGTATTCAGCCAGCGTCACACCCTGAAAAACCTGCGGCGTACTCACTACCATCACCAGCCCCAATCTTGACTCTCACTTCAACGCCCGAACGGCGCCTTTCGCATTTCGCTACTCAGCGCCGCTCGGTTTTTACAATAGGCTCTCGGAAACTGCAAGACCCGTCGATTCGCGTCTTATGCACAAACAGCAGCCCGGTTCCACGCGATCCCCCAGGCCAGCCACCTCTCGACTCGTCTTTTCCGAACTGCGAGCCCCTCTGTTGGTTTGGTATCCCTCAAACACCTTACGTGTGATTCGGCGACGTTCCTTCGGGCGCTTCGGTGAAATCGACATAAAACACCTTGCCCGGCTGAAATGCTTCGATGACAGCCGGAACAGTGACCGACATCTCGATCTTCCCGCTCGGCGTCGCTTCGGCGAAGCGCTGATCTTCAGGGAGCTTTGAATCATAGCGCGCATCCAGAACAACCTGCGCGTGATTGCCCCGATACCGCGTCACATGGTCCACAACAAACTTTCCACGAATCATTGCATTGCTCCTCTTGATTGAATTGCAGCGGCTTAGGGGTCATCTATTCCGGAGGCGAACCGGCGCCAAGAATCCCGGCCACCACCGCCGCAAACCGTTCACAGTCCACTGCTATCTGCGAACGACTCCTCAAAACCCGTTCGCCGCCTCAGCCGCGAAATACCTCTGCGCGGTCACCCGCTCCGGTAATCGCAAATCAGCCGTCACCCGCACCCCAGCCGACTCCAACGCCGGCTCATCCATCAACGGCCTCACCATCGCCAAGGTCACCGTCACACCGCTTGCCATCTCCGCGATCTGCGCCTTTGAGCTGACGCTCTGCACCAACCCCAGCAGCGTGTTCACAATCGTCGCCACCATGTTGATATTGGTCAGCGCGGTCTTCTGGCTGTTCGGATTGGTAATTTTGGCCGCGCTCAGCAGTGCCATGTTCGTGTTCTGCTGGATCTGCACAATCAGCGCCTGCAGCACTTTAAGCGTCGTCTGGTTCGGGTTGACCAGATAGCTCTTTGCCGCCAACTCAAACTGCGGCGCAAACGCGTTCAAGGCCGTCGTCACCGGACTCACAATCAAAGCGCTTGCGGGGTCCAGCATCTCCACAACCCCACCCAACGTGTCCACCGCGCTCACAAACGCCGGCGTCCAGTTCACAATCTCCTGCGCCACGCTCACCTTCTGCGCTTGCGTGCAGCCGGTCAACATCGATCCCGAAAACAGCAGCGCAATCAGCGCCCACACGCCCAGCTTGGCCGTCGAACCCGGCTGCGAACCCGGCTCGCCCGGATCGCGCGCCAGCAGGCCAAGCAGCGCCGCCGCAACTCCGCTGATCAGCGTTACCACGCTGCCCGATCCCGCATTTCCCAGCGTGATGCCCTGCTGAGAAAACACGCTCGCAATCGTCACAATCGCAATCAGCAGACCAGCCGCCGACGTCTTCGGATGATTCCAGATATTCGAGAACATATCCTCACTCCTCACTTCCAACTGCCGGTTAGTGGCTACCGCCGCGCGGAAAGCCCTTCTGCCCTTCGATATGCGAGATGCGGCCCTCATGCTCCACCAGTGTGCTGTCCGTCTCGCGCTGCTTGTCTTTCAAATCGCGAATTTCAAAACCCTGGCCGCGCACACGTTCATCCATCCGGCCCGCATAGAACGCCCCAACCCCCCACTGGCCCACGATGCCCAGCACTGCCGCAATCGGAACGATCCAGTTCAAGTCTGAAATCGCCAACGTCTTCCTCCGCCGCTCTTGCAGTCAGCTGTTAGGTGTTTTCGGGTAAACGCGTGTCGCCCGATCGCCATAGATAGGTTCGCCGCTGCCGTCGTCAATGCGACTCGCCGGCTGCGGCCACAACCTGACCTTCTCCTGCGCCCGCTCAATCGCATCCTCAGGCGCGAGAATTTTTTCTTTGTCGTACTTCGCATGCCGCTGCAGCCGCTTCCACTCCGGCATGCCCTTTGTATGCGAACGCCCAAACAGCCCCGCGTTCATCTGCATCTCACTCAGCGTGATCGTGAGCGCAGGTTGCAGCTCCGGCATTACGCGGACCCTGGCTTTCACCAGGACCTGGTAACCTGCCAGCTCGCCGGTTAAGTAGAAGACCTCGCGCCACTGCGCAACCGCGACCCTTTCCGCCGCTTGCGCCGCCGTGACCTGGCCAATCACCGGAAAGCCTAAAGCGCTTTCCGGACCATAGAGGTTGAAGAGCTCGCCGCTGTCCGTGCGGCGCGCCGCGCGCGATTTGCCCATACAGGTTCGCGTCAGAGAAAGGAGAGAAAAACAGCGATCCGTTCAGCGATGCGCAGGAGCGCATCCGGGATTGTGAACGCAACACTTCAGCAGGCGCACGTCGACCTACCTTTACCACTGCCCACTGTCGTAGTGCTCGCCGGTCTTGCCGGCGACGGGTCCAGCTTCATCCCTGCATACGCTTTCAAGTCCACCGCACCGCAGGCTCTGTTCCATTCGCAATACTAGAAGAGTTTTCCGCCCGCGCCAGCGGAATTCCCTGAATCCTCAGATAACCTGAGCTTCGGAACCAAATCCCGCAACGAGACGTTCAACCGCTGCGCAAACGCCGTCAGCACGAACGGTGGGCATCGAAAATAGCCAACCTCGTAGTAATAGAGCTGCGAATCGCTGATTCCAGCCACCGCGGCCAGCTGTTTCGCGCTCAACCCCGCAACCTTTCGAGCCCTGCAAATCCGCTGGCCCACCAACACATTGAATTGCTTCTCTCGCTCCGACATCGCCTTTCGCTTAACCATCACGCAACCCGCTCCGCGGCCCGCATCAACCGCTGCACGTAGGGTGTCGGCTCTTTGATGCGTTCGCGCCAGCCATCGCGCGGCGGCTGCTTGCGCCACACCACCACATCGCTCGCCAGCGCCTCTTCCCGGTCCAGCTGCCGGTTCGCGGCCAACTGCCCCGCATCGTCCAGCGGCTCTCGTGAACTCACGATCCCGCGCATACACGTCGCCACCACCACAAACTTTCTCATCGGCCGGCCTCGCGACGCTCTCTGCGAATCCGCGCCAACGCCCGCGCGAGATACGTATGCGGATCCCCCTCGGCGCCTGGAAAATCACCCGGATACAAAGCGTATTGCTGTTGAACGTGCAGCATCGCGCGCCCGAGCAGCATCTCACCCTTAAACCAATCCTGCCGCTGCTTCACAGTGCTCTTCCTGCCCCGTCGCCCGGCGCCGATCTTCGTGCCCGCTGTCAGCTTTCCACTGTTCACTGTCTTCCCCCACTCCCCGTGCTCGCTCTGTTGCGCTCGGCTTTCTTTTCATCAATCCGCCAGCTGTTCCGGCGAGCCCAGACGCCCAGCCTGAAAAACTTCACCGCGCCATACTGCACCGCCAGCAGATCGCCGATCTGGTCGTAGTCGCGCCAGGCCAACGCCATCGCCGGCGCCACATCCCACAGCGGCCTGCCCCGCGCATGCTCCTGCGCCAGCACCGCCGCAATCGCGCCCCGCACCCCCCTCCCGCGCTCATCGCCGGAAAACCCGCACTCCTGCATCACCCAGGTCAGCGCCCTCGGTTCGTCCGGCAGCAGGCTCTCCAGTGCCTGCTGCCGTTTCGCTTTGGCGCACTCCTCCCAGGCGGCCTCGGCCGCCTGCCGGTTCTGCTCGCGGTAGTAGCCCTCCCACTCCCGCTTTGTCAGGCCGTGCTTTTTCTGCTCTTCCTCATCGCCCGTGATCGTAGCCAGGTGAGCAAGCTGCTCCTCGGTCAAGCCAGCTTCCCCCGCTGTCGGGGTCCCCGACGGGCGCCCTTTGCCCGTTGGGGTGACTTGCGGGGGTTGGGGGGGTAGATTTTGTCTTGCAGTCTTGCTTTTTGTAGTAATAGAAGGCTGTGCGTCCAGAGCGACAGTTTTGTCGCTCAGAGCGACAAATCTGTCGCTCTTTGCCTCAGGCACAGCAAAAAGCTCACCCTCCAATCTGTCGCTCTGAGCGACAGATGAAATCTCATCCTTCCCCTGTGCCAGAGTGGCTTCCATGGCATCCGAAGCCTTTTTCCTGGCCAGCTTTAGCCGCAGTGCGCGCACTTGCTCTTTCAGCTCGGCAGCCCTCGCCGCCGGCAGTCGAAAGCTACCGATCTCGCGGTCGTATTCCCCACCCTCCCGCGTAACCAGGTCTTTCACGTCTGCCAGCGCGTAACGCCCCTTTGCCTTCGCGCCGCGCACCGCTTGCAGCAGCCCAACATGTTGCAGCACCTGCAGGCAGCGCCACACCGTATCCACGCTCTTGCCGCACCATTCCGCCATCTCGCGCAAACTCACGCGCGTATCGCCGCCGCGCACCTTCGGCGACACAATCCAGGCCCCGTGCGCATTCCGCGCAATCCGGCAGTACACCCAGATCGCGTCCGCGCCCACAATCGGCTGGTAACAATCCGCAACCTCGTTATCCACCCAGAAATGACAAGGCTTGCGTTCGTTGCGCAAGCCCGTCAGATTTTTCAAGTCAGAGTTCACAGTGCTTTCCCGTGCGCGGCTGCAACAGGTACGCCGCGTCTATTCGTTTGTTTGTGCGTTGACTTCTAACAACACTGTTAGCTCTAAACAGGCGGCCGGCCTACAGCTTCTCCAGCCAGAAGTACCGCGTCTTCCCATCCAGCGTGCGCGAGCTGGCCATAAACCGCCCGTCTTTCTTCGCCTTGCCGCGCAGCTTCGAGCGCACATAATCGCCATGCTGCTCGCTCTCGAAAGCCACCTTCACCGCAGTTCCAGGCTTGAGCGCCGCAATCTGCACGTACAGCTCCTCGGCGATACTTCCATTGCGGGGGGGGGGCTCCGGCACATCCTGCATGGTCACCACACCGATCGCCGGCTTCCCATAGCGCTTTGACGGCACGCTGTTCAGCCTCCGCTTGTCCGCGCTCACCGCTGCTGGAATCGTTCCATTCGACATCGCTCTTCTCCTTTCAGTTGTTACTGCGCTTGGTACCACCGGCGTGTTCTTCCGCGCCGCGTCCTTCTTCACAATCGGCCGAGCGGGCCGCTCCTCGCGCTCCACCCAGGTGCTCACCTGGCGCGGCGGCATCGCATCCTTCACCACCCGCGCAAGGCCCAGCTCCTCCGGCGTCCGATGAATCACCGGCCCGTTGCAGTCGCTGCCGAACACCAGCTCGCCAAACTCATCGCGCCGCGGCGCCACACTCGAGTTTTCTCGAAAATCCATACTTCACCACACTTTTAACTGTTCGCGGCTCCCTGCCGCGTCGCCTGCTCCGCCATGCGCTCCTTTGCCCGTACCCCATACGCGCGCACATCCCCCTCGCGCACGTCGCCGGCCTCGGCCATCAGCTCCGCCGCCGCCGCAAGCCGCCCCATCCCGCGCTCCACATCCACATAGGCCGGCCGCCCCGTGCAGGGCGAGGGTGAGCCCCACCCATACAGCACCACCTTTGCAGCCTCGGCCGACAACTTCCCCGCCGCCATCACAAGCAGCGCCAGCCGCTCCACTTCCGCTGGCGATAGGCCGGAGAGCGTCTGCCCATCTCGCAGCGCATCGCACTTCGCCTCGCTCGCACGCGCCTCCGCCCAGGCCGCGCGCAACTCTTCGCGCACCTCCAGCAGTTGCATCCCCACCGCCTTCGAAAACGCCCGCTCCCGCTCAAGCTCGGCCCGCATACCGGCTTCCACCTTCTCGCAGCGCGCCTTCAGGCGCTGCTGCTCCAGCAACATCAACTCCTGGGCCGCCCTGAACTTCAAAGGCAGCCTCCTGCGCCAGGCCACCCACTCCACAACCTGCTTCCAGATGTTCTTCACTGTCCCGCCTCTCGCTGTCCACTGCTAACCGACCACTAGCGCGGTCCCCCGCGCCAGCTCACATTCTGCCGATTCAGGGCGCTGGCCGCGCGCGCCTTCAAGTTCTCCCGCCGCTTTTTTTCGCTCCGGTATTTCCGCGCGTCGGCCGCCATTCGCGGATCGTCGAACTCCCAGCATTCGGTGTGGTCAATGATCAGAAACTCCCGCATCTCCGCCAGCCTGTCCGGCGTGCGCCGCTGCCGGTCGCGGATCTCCGTGAACTCCTTGCAGCCATAGCACTCGAACGCGTTGAACTGCTCACGCCAAACCACGCCGCCATCTTCCGGCCGCTCCCGCTTCGTCTTGCGCACCGCCGCCGTCGCCATCGCTCACTCCGCCTCTTTCTTCACCGCGGCCTCAATCTCCCGCGCCCACTTCAAAACAATTTCCTCACTCACCGACTTAACGCCCGCGCCCACAAAGATCAGCCGCATCCGATCCACAACGGCCAGGGCCTTACTGATTCCTGATCTCTGATCCCTGGCTGCTATCGTCACAACTTCTCTCCCCAGATCTCGCCATCACTCAAGGACTTCGCTGACTCCGGCTCAACGTCAAAGATCGTGTAGTCCGCGAACATCGGCATCTGCGCCACCAGCTTGTCATCCTGTCGGCAGGCTGGGGGCGCCATCACTACTGCGTGATCATTCATGCAACGCCCCAACCGCCCGTCATACACGTAGTGCGGCGTATTCTTACCGCATTTCCGGCAAAAGTAATCGGCCTGCACCGTGCTCTTCGGATAGTGGTGTGGCATTACCGTCTACCCTTCGCCGGTTCGTTCTCGTCACGCATCACGCGCAGCACCTCAACCATCATCGACCCCACGATCTGCGCATCCTTGTGCCAGTTCCGTTCCAACCACTCCATCAGCCGCTGCGCTTCCGCGTCCGCGCGATCGGCACCGTACACCTTCGCCACCGTCGCCCGAAACTCGTCTTCCACCCGAATCGCCCGCAACATCGGCGGCTCGTTC